GGCCTTCGGTGATGGCCGTGGCTTCGGTCGACAGCCAGGTGGTGGCAGCCGATGCGGTCTGGCGCGGAATGGTAACGTTGCCGACCATGCCGCCCATCATGCGGGCGCCCATGCGCATCGCCACGCTGCGGTTACGCAGCAAGTCGATAAAGCTCATGTTCTGGGTGCCAACCAGGTAGTTGGAGCCCGAAACGCCGGCCACCGTCATGTCGCGCTTGGCGAGCTGGCGGCTCTGGACTTCCAGCGGCACATAGAACGTGTGCTCGTTGAGCGGGTTGCCGCCGAGGCGCTGCTGGATCGCCTTGTGGGCTTCCAGTTCCAGTCCGGCCTTCGACCAGTCCTTGTTGATGACGGCGCGCACGGCGTTCATCATCGAAAATTTGTCGGTCTCGGCGCGGCTCAGCCCGAGGTCGGAAGGAGCGGCGGACTTGGCCTGCCCGCTGCGGGCGACCAGCACGTCGAGCACGCGTCGCGCGGCCTCGTCTGCGGTGCAGTGCTCGTCGTCGATCATCGCCCGGATCTGGTCGTCTGCGATCTTGTGCTGGCGGCCGAGGTCGGTCAGCGTCTTGATGCGCAGGCGCTCCATTGCAGCGCTGTCGGTGTTGCCGGCGTTTTGGCCCGCCGGGGCCTGGTTCACTTCAGCCATGATGGCTCCTTTCGAGATGATGGCGGGGGTCGCCGGTGGGGTGTGTTCTTCTCCGGTGCGCACCAGGCGCACGGGTTTCTGATTGGTGTCTTCGCTACGGCCGACGCCGACCGAGGGGTCGGCCGGAACGGTCACGATGGAAACCTCGAGCAACGACCAGTCGATCGCGGTGTAGGTGCTGGTCTTGACGTTCTCCTCCATCGCCGAAATGTCGTAGCCGATGGAGACGTTGCGCAGGCCGCCTTCGATCATGGCGCGCACTTCGTTGGCGCGAACCGTGTCGAACAGGTGCGCGTCGACCATCAGGCGGCCGTCGACCAGCGTGCCGCCGTCGATCATGCCGATGGGGTCGCCCCAGTTGTGGTTGAACAGCAGCGGTGCCGCGCCGCCCAGGACGCGGTCCAGGTTCACCGCGGACGGATCGTGGCTCAGGATTTCGGTGCCGAACCAGCGCTCGACCGGAAGCTCCGAGCTGGCGGGGAAGCTCAGGCTGTAGACGCCGGCGGCCTCGCGCTTTTCGATCTGCGCGCCGCTGAAATCGCGCGCCAGACGGGGGAGTTTCATTTCGCTCATGTGGCGTCCCTTTTCATGGTGATGACTTTCGATTTCGCGCCAGGCTGCACGCCGTCATCGGTTTCTGAATCCGGCTTTGCTGGCGGCGCGACAGGCGGTGCGCCTTCCGCCTGCATGCCGGGATCGGTGTCGAACTTGAGATCGGCGTCCGCCATCATTTCAAGTTCGCGCGCACGCTCTTTCAGCACGTCCTCCAGGTCCTGCCCGCCGCCGGTCATGGCGATGACGTTGGAGACGGTGGTGAAGCCGCAGCGCACGGCTTCCTTGTAGGCGTTGACTTCTTTGGTGGGGTCGACCCAGCTCCAGCCGCGCGGCTTCCAACGTGCGGCCTCGAACTTGTCCCGGCTGGCGACGTAGGACGCCACCGGCACCTCGGGGATGGCGCGCGCCAGCACGGCGGATTCAAGCCAGACCCGGTGCAGACGCTCGCGGAAATTGCGGATGAACCACTGCTGCAGCGTGCGCCACAGGTCGCGGTCGTCGATCAGGGAAAGCCGGCTGCTGCTGTAATTGCTCTGGCTGTAGTCGCGGCTGAGCGCTTCGTAGCTGACGCCGAACGCGGCGGCGATGTCGCGCAGCGCTGAGCGTACGAATGGATCGAAATTCTCGTTTGGATAGGTCGGGTTCCAATCAGCAATCTTGGTGCCGGCGGGCAGGATGTCGACCTGTCCCTTGCCGCTGTTCCAGACATGGGTGCCGTCGTTTTCGAATTCGGGGTCCATCGCCTTCATGGCCTCGGCAAGCCCGCCGGATTCGGATTCCTCGAGCACCATCACTTTGTCGGCACCCGTGCGGGCAGCCACGACTGCGGAGTCCTGGAATTCGCCGAGCTGGTTCAGCCGCGTCATCGCCGCGTGCATCCATGGCACGCCGCGCACTTGCGGCCAGCGGTCGAGGATGCGCAGGTGAATGATCTCGTCGGCCGGCACGCGGATCAGGCGATCCTGCACCATCGGCCGGCGCGGATCGCCGGGGTGGAATTCGTGCATCCAGTAGGCGACCGGGCGGTGGTAGGCATCCACCTCGACCCCCTGGCGCACCAGGTTGCCGTTGTGCGACGGCGCTTCCCATTCCTCGGCCAGACGCTCGGCCTCGATCACTTCCAGCGACAGCGGCACCGCGCCGGCGCTGCTGCGGTGGATGCGCACCATCACATCGCCGGCCTCGAACACTTCGCCGACCAGCAGGCGTTCCATGTCGGAAAAATGCAGGCTGCCGCCGATGTGGCAATTCTCCGCGCGGCACCATTCGCGCCAGGCGCGCTCGATCGGGTCGTTGAATTCCTCGACCAACCGGCCGCGGTTGTTGGTGATCGCCGCCTGCAGGCCGATGCCCTGGCCGACCACGTTGTTGACCACCACCGCCCGCGCGCGCTTGGCGTGGGCGTTGTCGCGCACCAGCTGGCGCGAGCGGTTGCGCATCATCACCAGGCTTTGCACCGACTCGGCATCGGCGCTGGTCGTGGCCGAGCGCCAGCCGCTGGTGAGGCGGTCGGAGCGGGCTGCGGCAAACATGCGCTGGCTGACGGTCGGCGTAGCGCGCTTGCGGGGTTTGCCGAACAGGCGTGAAAGGAAGCCAGCCATCAGCCGAACCGCACCAGCAGGCGCCGGTCATCGGTGCCGTTTTGCGCAGCCTGCTCGCGCTTCACTTCGTTTTTGAGCTGGCTGCGCAGCGTCATCAGCGCGGCTGGGTTGTACTGCATCGAGCGGTCGGCCAGCGCCGCCTGCACCAGGTCGAGCTGCTGCGACGTGGCCTTGGCGGTGAGCGCCGCTTCCACCGCGTCGAGCATGGTGCGCGCAAAGCTGCGCGCATCATAGGCGGCCGCGGTGGCGAGGTTGCGCTCGACGGCGAGCAGGCCGGCGTCGATCTGGTAGCGCTCGGTCGCGGACTCGACCACCGCGACCCAGTCGTAGTCGCCGACCGTATAGCCCGCCGTCGTGGCCTTGGCCACGCTGACCGCGAACGCATCGCCGTCAGCCGCGGCGGTAACGTCGAAAAATGAGGAAGCGTTGCGGAAGTAATACGTCAGCGCCCACGCGGATGCTGGATAGTCGGACAGGTCCTCGCGGCGCCATTGCCAGGTGTCGCCGGCACGGAGCGCGGTAGGTTCGGCGGTTGGTACGGTGTATCCCATGCAGCCAGATTGAGTGCATGGCGTAAAGTTATACGGCCGGTTTTTTGCCTTTCTTGACGTGGTAGGCGATCAGCTGGCGCGACACACCGAGGCGCTGCGACACCACGCCGGTCGGCAGGCGCGATGCAGCCGCGCGGATCGCCTCGGCGCGCGACGGGTCTTTGCGGCTATCCGGCGGCGTCACGTAGATTCTGTCGCCGCCGAGGCGCTGCCGGATCACCAGCTCGAGCTCGCGCGCGCACTGCTCGCCGAAGCTTGCCTGGGGGTGTTTGGCGATCAGCCATTCCATGATGATTTCCAACTCGTCGCGGAGACTTGCCATGTTCGGTCCTGGTAAGTTATCGGCGGGTGATTCCGGCGCGTGAGCGCATGATCGGCTTGTGTTTTTGCGGGGCGGTTTCGGTTATCGGCGTGGGTGCCGGCGCGCACTGCTCGGCCAGCGGCCCCGGCTCGCCCGCCTCCAGCACCGCCCGCGCTCGCGCGAACCATCCGGGGTCGGGCTTGCCGTTGCGGAACCGGCCGATGTTGACCTCTTTGTGCTGTCCCACGGCCCAGGCGCCGACGATTCCATCGAGCGGTTCGTTGCGCTTGAATCGCGCGCCTTTTTTCTGTTCATAGCGCTTGGTCTCTGGGTTGTAGACCTCTGACAGCAGGCCGTCGAAGTAGTCGGTGGGGAGGCCGGCGGGGAAGCGGTAGCGGCGCTGTTCGACGGGCAGCGCGCCGTCGGCGACCAGGTGGCCGTAGAGGTAATCTTTGCAATGCTCGGTGCCGATGTTCCACACGCAGTAGCCGGACTTGACGACTTTGCCGCGCTTGTCCTTGTCGGGATAGCTGCCGCTGGTGGCAATCGCCCGGCCCAGGCGCGAGGTGCTGCCCTGGCAGGCCAGCACTTTCACCTTGAGGTCGGCGCGCTGCACAAACGTGCGCACCTGCTGCCCACGGTGCCCCCGGCTGTCGACGCCGGCGGCGCGGATGGCGAGCAGACGCCCCCAGGCGTTGGCGCGCGGCGCGTTGAGCCAGGCGGCGGCCTCGTTCCACACCTCGGGCCGCGCGGTGTCGCCCTGTACCTGGTGCCAGTCGATCAGCCGGTAGCCGCCCTCATGCCAGCCGAGCAGGTGGCAATCGAGCCAGGTGTCCTGCGTGTCGATGAAGGCGGTGAGCGCGACGACGCCGGGCGGGATCTGGCCCAGGTCGAATTCGATTTCCATGCGCTTTTCGAGTTCGTTCGTCTTCAGCGCGCTGGTCTGGTCTTCCCACGTTTCGCCCAGGTCGGTGTTGACGAAGGTCTTGAGTGTGGCGGGGTCGCCCTTGGCTTCGAGGAACTTGGTGGCCAGGTCGAGCCACGACGGGCCGAGGCCGATGGGCGCGTACAGCGCCGAGACGTGGTAGCCGCGGCGCTTGATGCCGGGGAATTCCGGCACCCACTGCCCGCCCGCCAGCAGCGCGGGCTTGTGGTGTTCTTCGATGGCGTGGCCACAGTCGCCGCACTCATACCACGCCGACTGCGGCGGCTTGGTGGCCTGGTCCCACTTGAGGTTTTCCCACTTCAGGTGCTGCGCCGCACCGCAGGCCGGGCAGTGCACGTGATAGCGCCGCTGGTCGCTGAGTTTGTATTCGCGCTCAATCAGGCTGGCTTCCTTGATCGTGGGCGTCGACACCAGCATCAGCTTGTAGCGCGGGAACGATTTACAGCGACCGCGCGCAAGCGCCACCGGGTCGCCTTCATCGCCGATCTCGCCGGGGAAACGGTCCAGGTCGTCCATCATCACCCGCGCCGCCGTGACCTGCGCGTAGCTGTTGGGCGAATTGCCGCCCGCCAGGAACAGGATGCCGCCGGGAAAATCCACAGCGTCCTTGCTGTTGGCCGCGTCGCGCGACTTGATGCCGCCCAGAATGTCGCGCACCACGCCGGCGTCCTGCAGCAGCGGGTTCAGCTTCTGCTGCTTCCACTTGTCGCGCGCCTCGATCGTGGGCATGAACACCATCAGCGGCGACGGCGCGTGGTGCATGGTGTAACCGATCGCGTTGACCATCGCCTCGGTCACCCCCACCTGCGACGATTTCATCACCACCACCTCGCGCACCGGGCTGGAGGCGGACAGGCAGTCCATGATCTCGCGCAGGATGGGGTTGCGACTGGTGCGCCAGCGCCCCTGCTCGCCGGATTGCTTGCTTGAGAGCACCCGGTGGCGGTCGGCCCACGCCGACACCATGAGGCGGTCGCGCGGCTTGACGGCGCGCGCCAGGCGTTCGAGGCAGTGGGTGACGGAGAGCGGGAGGGCGGCGGTCATTGGGCCGCGCGCCTTTCCTGCGCCTTGCGCAGCAACTTGTCGTGCACCGTCTGCAGCACGTCCTGCGCGGCCTCTGCGAGCGCGGCGTGCGTCTCCTCCAGCGACTGCAGCGGGTGCACCACGGGCGCCAGCCGGTCGGCGAGGTTTTCCATCAGGCTGCGCAGGGTGGCGCCGAAGTCGTCGAGGGCGAATTCCACATCCTCGCGGGCGATGAGGTTGCCGGCCATGGTCTCGCGCTCCATCCGCGCCATGTCGGCTTCGTGCTCGCGCTTGTTGGCCTCGGCGCGCTTGAGGCGCAGGTTGAGCGCTTCGATGCCTTCGACCGGCGCGGCGGCGTCGAGCGGGGCGTAGGCGCGCAGGGCGGCTTCGACCGCCGCCGCGGCGGGGGTTTTGGCCTGGCGGGCGTCTTCCAGCTGCTGCGCATGGGCGCGGTGGTGGGCGTATGGGCTTGCCAGGGCGTTTATTTTGGCAATGGAGGCATCCACGTCCACCAGCCCGCCCAGAAGCACGACACGGCCATCCTGGACGGCCCTGGTGACGCTGGAACGGTGCCACCCCATGCGGCGAGCGAAGTC